CAGTTGTTTCAGAAAAAACACAAAACCTAGGATGGGTTCCGCGGAAAAACCTAGAGGATTACATTAAGGAACTAAATATATGATACTTAAAAAGCTATTTGGATTTGTACCAGTATTTAAATACGACAAGTCAGGACACAGACGACACACAATAATGTATGAAGATCTTTGCATGTGATGAGAATTGCTTATAAATAGTACATTATAATATGATAAAGGTTGAATATGAAACACTTGATACTTGACTTCGAAACTTTCGGTACAGATACTTCTAGCTGTGTAGTAATTGATTGCTCTGCAATGGTATTTGAACCCGGAAGATTCTGCTCTGGATCCCCCTATACATTGGCATCTATCCGCGAACCGAAAAAGTTTAAACTCTCGGTGACGGATCAGGTTGAGAATTATAATTATAAAATTGAACAAGATACACTTGAGTTTTGGCAGGAACAACCAAAACACGTTCGTGCAAATATCAAGCCAAGAGACACCGACATCACCGTCAAGGAATTTACTGAACAGTTCCTTGATTACTTAACCCCTCACGGCAAAATTGACTACTGGTGGTCAAGATCAAATTCATTTGATCCTATTATTCTGTGGCGTTTATTTGAATCTCAAAATGCCCTTAATAAGGTCCATGAATATCTACCTCACTGGTCTCTACGTGATACAAGAACATGGATTGATGCTAAATTGGATTATCCCAAGAAAAATGGATTTATGCCTATAGCTGACGAATCTAAATGGAACCAAACATTTATGCATCATGATAGTTCTTGGGATATTCTTGCAGATGTTTTAAGACTTCAAGCAATTGCAAGAGCAGAAAATGATATGGAGCAAATTTAATAATGCAATTTCAAATTACAACTGAACAACTAAGACCTTATTCTATTATGGTTGGGACACCTATGTATGGTGCTCAAGCTGGGGGTATGTATACAAAGGCCACAAATGACCTTTCAATGTTATGTACATCTGCTGGAATAAAATTAAAATATTATTTTCTTTTTAATGAAAGTTTGGTTCAAAGGGCTAGGAACTATATCGTAGATGAATTTCTTAGGTCTAATTTTACCCACCTCATGTTTATTGATTCTGATATTGGGTTTGATGCCAGAGATGTTCTTGGATTACTAGGTCTGCAGACTCAGTACCCAGAAAAATACGACATCATTACTGCTCCGTACCCAAAGAAAACCATTGCCTGGGAAAAGGTAAAACGAGCCGCTGATGCTGGGGTTGCTGATAATAATCCTTTTGAACTGGAACGATTTGTATCTGATTTTGTTTTTAATCCAGTACAAGGTAAGACCTCATTTGAACTAAACGAACCAGTAGAGGTCCGTGAGGCAGGGACAGGCTTTATGCTTATTCCTCGGACTGTACTTGAAAAATACCGTGATGCATATCCAGAACTTGCATATTTGCCTGACCATGCACGTACAGATAACTTTGATGGCAGTAGAGAAATACATGCATATTTTGATTGTATCATTGATCCAGAAACCAAGCGATACCTTTCAGAGGATTATTTCTTCTGTCGTAAGGCTCGTGATGCTGGTATGACTGTATGGATGTGCCCTTGGATGAAAATCAATCACGTGGGTTCATATGTGTTCCGAGGCGATATGGGTGCCATTGGATCTCTAGGTGTGGCTGCTACGGCTGATGCATCATCAAAGAGAAAAAATTACAAAAAAGATTCAAAAAACCCATTGACAAATCAGAAAAAACGTAATAGAATGAAACAATGAAAAACTTGCAAGGAGACCTTTTATAATGAAATTTTCTGAACGCACTCTTACTATTCTGAAGAGTTTCTCTCAAATCAACAAGTCAATTCTCATGCGACAAGGTAATGTTCTTCGGACCATTACACCCGAGAAAACACTTATCGCAAATGCAACAATCCCGGATACTATTCCGTCTGATGCATGTATTTACGATATGTCTCGTTTTCTTTCAATTTTATCTCTTTATGAAGAGCCTGATGTTGAGTTTCATGATAAATACTTTATTATCTCTGAAGGTAAACGTCGGACCAAATATGTCTATGCAGACATTTCTATGATCCATACTCCACCTGAAAAAGATATTACCATCCCATCAGCCGATGTGGTGGTTGATGTAAACTGGGATGACATCTCGTCCGTTCTAAAGGCCGCAGGTGTGCTTCAGTTTACTGAGGTTGCATTTGTTGGTGTAGACGGCAAGTGTTATCTCAAGGCGATCGACAGTTCTAATGAAGGCGCTGACGATTTTGGTGTTGAAATTGGTGAAACTGCCGATACGTTTAAAATTGTCATTAAAACTGACAATCTCAAATTGTTGCCACAAGATTACCGAGTTACGCTTTGCTCAAAAGGTATCTCGGAATTTAAGGGTTCTGATGTAACCTATTTCGTGGCAATTGATTCTAAGTCGACTTATAACAAAGGATGAAAGATATGAATGAACAAATGATGGGCCAAGCGCCTGAACCAATCGTACTGACTATCGGTGATGTCGCTACGGTCGTACAACTGATCGACGTAGTTACTCGTCGTGGCGGGTTTCAAGGAAACGAACTTGCCAGTATCGGTATGCTTCGTAACAAACTCGAGGCCTATGTGAATCAGGAAGCTCCACAAGAGCAACCTGATGGAAACCAAGCTGTCAATGTTGAGGTCCCACCTCAAGGTGAATTGGCAGACAAGGTTGTTAGCTAACAATCTTATGGGGAGGAGGGTTGACTTCCTCCCCTCTTTATTATATAATATGTTCTATATCATGATGAAAAAGGTGAAAAAATGGTTGACGCCAAAGCAAACGAAGTGCTGTGGGTTGAAAAATACCGTCCTCAAAAAATTGACGACACTATCCTACCAGCCAAAACTAAAGACATATTCAAAAAATTTGTAACAGACAACTCTGTTCCTAATCTTCTCTTAACTGGCGGCCCTGGTGTTGGTAAAACTACAATCGCCAAGGCTATGCTTGATGAACTTGACTGTGATTACATTGTCAAAAATGGCTCACTAAATGTCAACATCGATACTCTCCGATATGAAATTTCCACATTTGCCTCTGCGGTTTCCCTTACCGGTAGCCGTAAATATGTAATCTTTGACGAGGCAGATTATCTTAATGCCACCTCGGTCCAACCGGCCTTGCGTAACTTCATTGAGGAATATTCCGCAAACTGTGGTTTCATTTTTACTTGTAATTTCAAAAATCGGATTATCTCTCCTCTCCGTTCTCGACTATCTGAAATCGATTTCTCTATAGAAACGTCAGAGCGACCAGCACTTGCAGCACAATTCTTCAAACGTGTACAAACAATTCTTGACCAGGAATCAGTACAGTATGACAAAAAGGTTGTGGCAAAGGTTATCGAAAAACACTTTCCAGACTTCCGTCGTGTACTGACCGAACTACAGTCCTATGCAGCCTCTGGTAATATTGACGAAGGTATCTTTGTTAATATCAAACAGGAATCTATCGACGAACTGTTCCGTTTGCTCAAGGAAAAAGACTTCACCAATATGCGTAAATGGGTTGCCAATAACTCTGATCAGGATATGAATGAAATGTTCCGTCGAATCTATGATGCGGCAACCGACAAGGTTGAATTCCGTAGTCTACCTGGATTCGTTGTCACCATGGCCGATTATATGTACAAGGCCAATTTTGTGGCTGATCTTGAAGTCAATATGGTTGCCTTCCTTACTGAGGTTATGATGGAGGTCAGTTTTAAATAATGGGCGAATGGGTGAAACGACTTATCGAAAAGCATACTTGTTTCTTCTGCAAGGAAACTGCGGATCGTAAGGACTGTTTTACTATAAATATGGATACACTGGAGGGAAAACATAAGGTCAACATATGCCCAAAGTGTGCTAATGAATTTGACGATATTATGAAGGAATTGGAGATTGTAATTGAAGAACGAAATAACACCATTTGATTTTATTAAGGCGGCATCCGAGACTAAACAGGACCTTATTCACGAAAGTGAAAATCCAGATCTCATCGAAAAACAGTATACGCCATATATTGTAAACCGTGGGTTTGCAAACTTCAATGATACTGTTTTGCATGCTAATGAAATGAACATGCGGTCCCATCTTTTTTCAGACGCTCAATTCCAATACTATCGTGCGGCCCTGCGTAAACGTAAACGCTGGTCCAAATGGCACAAAGCAGATAAAAATAAGGATCTTGATGCAATCCAGAATGTATATTCGTGTAACCGAACAGTTGCTAAACTTTATTTAAAGGCTCTATCTCCAGAGCAACTTGCCACTGTTCATGAAAAATTAGTAACTGGAGGTACTTCGAAATGATATATCCTACAGTTTGTCGCCAATAATAACTATAATAAAAAGGTGAAAATATTATGCAAGAGGAAGATATTTTTAAGGGTGTTGGTGTAGAAGTAAGGCTACCCACCCAGGATAGTTTTTTAAAAATTAAAGAAACGCTAACAAGAATTGGAATTTCGTCTCGGAAAGAACGTAAACTTTACCAGTCGTGTCATATTCTACACAAAAAAGGTAGATATGCAATTCTCCATTTTAAGGAATTGTTTATTCTGGATGGTAAACAAAATACGTTTACGGACGAGGATAGAGCTCGAAGAAATACGATTGTGAATCTTTTGGATGAATGGGATCTACTAGAGCTGGTGGACCAAAAATCAACTGAAGATCCAGTCGCACCACTTAATCAAATTAAAATTATTTCTTTTAAAGAGAAAAACAACTGGGATCTTGAAGTCAAATATAATATTGGGAAAAAATAAATTATGTTGAAAATCTATGTTATGAATGAAAATGCGGAAATGCCCTCCTTTGCTACGGAGGGTTCTGCATGTTTTGATATTAAAGCATGTATCCAACTCGGTACAGAGGTCACATCCTATAACACATGGAACAAGAAAACAAAGGTTGTTCCTAAAGTTATTGCAGGTGTCCCGTCAATTCAGATCACTCCAGGAGACCGAGCTTT